GAAGCCACGGTCCTCGGTCTGGTCCTTCTGGACCTGTGCTGTGGCACGGTTGATGTCCATCGGCATGCCGAAGTCTTGGATCGACATCCCGAAGACGGCAGCGATCTTGCGGACGAGATAGATCTGGTACTCGAGGAACTGCATGTCGCGGTTCGACGAGCGGAAGGGCAGGAACTTCGCGTTCTTGGTGCCGCCGAGGAAGGCCATGGCACCCTTGCCGGCCACATCGGCATTCCAGTACCGCTTGAAGTCGTCCACCTGGTCTGGTCGAGCCTGCTCGCCGAGGTCGAGGAGGCCGTCCGGGGCTGGGCTCTTGACCTGCCGGGTGTTGTAGGTCTGGCCGCTGAGTTCGGCGTCCACCGCCATCTTCAGCGTCTCGAGCGGCGCGAGCCCGACGACACGGTAGGTCATCGGGTTGGCCATCATGTAGATGAGCTCGTCGTCTCGGAGCTGGGCGCGCTCCTGATAGTCGGGATACCAGAAGTAGCGAGGCTCACGCTTGTTGCCGGTCCAGTACCGGTTGACCCTGATCTCACCGCCATCGACCGACCAGAGATTGGCGATGCCGTTGCCGATGGTGCGTTCCTTCTCGATGCAGCCAGCATCGAGGACGAGCAGGTCTTCGACGATGCGCTGGATGAAGGTCTTCCACGTCCCGTCGAGCGGGTTCGGCTCGTTCAGCAGGTCGGTGATCTTGGTGATCGACTCCTTGCTGTAGCGGCCCTCGTTGTTCACCGGTTCGACCGTCCACTCGGCCTGGGCGACCTGGTCACGACGAGTGCCGATAGCGGAGCGCACCCACTCGGAGTGCTCGGCCCAGTTGCGGAAGAGTTGGACGTTCGGCTTGCCGACCTTGCCACGGTCCTGCGTGGTGAGGCTGGCCGACGGCTTGTTGGGCGTCTTCCTCGGGTTGGTCTTCATCGAGTTGCGGATGGCGGTGCGCGCTACCGCTCCGTCGATGCCGGTATCGAAGAGTTTCGTCAGTGGGCGCACGGCGATGACGTTCATGACGCTCATAGCGTCACCTTGAAGTGATCCCTGAGCATGGCGCGCTGTGCCGCATCGATCTTGTCACCGAGCAGCTTGTCATTGGCGACACGCATCGCATCTTCGTATGTATACCGCCACGTCTCGATGCCCGAGAGCATCGTCTCGACGTGGTCTGGCACCGTCCGGTTGCCATCCCTGAATGTGAGTTCTTTCATGTCACTCCCTGCTCAACGAGCCGAAGATGAGCCCGCCGCCGCCAAGGTCCATGGAGAACCCCAGCGCATCGACGAGGTCGTCGTGACCCTTCGGGAATGACAGGAGCTCGAGCTCGAAGTCAGACCCTTGAAGCGAGGAATGGTGGTAAACCCGATGGGCCTCGTATTTCGCGGCCACCGCCCTTGCTCGTGTCGTCTTGTCGGTATCGGTCTGCTTCCCCTCGATGGGGATGTACGAGTAGTCCTGCATGACCTGCTGGACAAGCGTGGACTGGAACGCCTGCTTCTCGGTGATGACCAAGTCGGTCGCATATGCGTTGTAGCCATCACGGATGAACTCGGCATGCCCGTACTCCCGCTTGTCCCGGTAATACGACATCACGTAGTAGTTCCCGTTCTGGTCCATGGCGGTCGTCACGCGAGCGGTGTAGTCAGCACGCTCCTTCTCGCTCGAGGCGAGGTCGACCCCCATCTTCCAGACGTAGGACTTGTCACCCGGCAGTTCGTCGAAGTACTGGAAGTAGTGCTTCTGGAAGACGTCGCCGGCCATGATCCCGCGAATGTCATTCATGTAGGCGCACATGAACATCGGCGTGCCGAGCTCGATGCGCTTGTCGTATAGCGCCTGGAGCGGCCAGTGGTCTTCCCAGTACGACTTCTCGCTGCCGTCCTCGTCGACCTGGATGGCAGAGACGACCTTCTCCCGCCAGCCTTTGCCGCCCTCTTCGATGGGCTTGGTCAACTGCTCGTACAGGTCTTCCTCGGCCCAACGGGTGCCGATGACCATCACCACGCCGTCAGGCGTCAGACACGGCAGGAGCGTCCGGTAGAACCAGTTCTCGACCTTCTCCCTGGCCTCCGGTGTGTTGGTGTTCTCTTCGTCCAAGATGTCGTCGCAGAGCAGGATGTCGAACCGCTTGCTGATGATGGGGCCACCGGTGCCTGCGGCGTAGACCGTGACGTCCTTGGAGCCCTTCCACTTCGATTCTCGGACGAGCCACTCCATGTCGCGCCACTTCTCCTTGGAGACGCAGTCCCCGAAGATCTCACGGTGACGGTCGTTCGACTCCAGCGTGAACCTGACGGCACGGGAGAAGTCGAGCGCCTGTGTGGCCGTGTTGCTGATGAGCCCGATGCGCAGGTCGGGGAACATCGAGGTGAGCCACGCCAGGAGGATGGTGTTGCCCCATGTCGTCTTGGCTGCGCCTCGAGGTTCGAGGATGACGCTGTTCCTGCGAGAGTAGAGCGCGTCGAGGATGAACTCGAGCATCTCGATATGGTGTTCGGCCGGCCGATAGCCGAAGACGTACTCGCCGTACGCCTGTAGACCCTCGGTGCCCTCAGTTGACCTTGCGAGCCCCTTCAATGCGAGGGAGAGGGCTGCTTCCACCTGATGGTCCTGACTGGACGCCTCGTTCTCGGGCAAGGGAAATGACATCGCGTAGCAACTCCACGGGTGCGTTCTCTATGTCTCCTGAGAGACTGAGGCCCATGTGGGCCTCCCGCTTCGTGGGCTGCCCGTTCAGGACCATGATCCGGTCGAAGATCTTGACGAAGTCGCTGGCCTCGATGACCTGTGCCGGGATGAGGAACTGCTTGCCTGTCTCGGGGCTCGTGACCCAGCGGTCCTCGAGCGAGTCGAGGAACGTGAAGAGCGCCTTGTTCGACACCATCAGGGCGTCATCGAGTGCCTTCGCGACCTTCTCGGCCCGCCCCTCGGCCATCTTCTTGGAGACGGCCTCGTTCTGCTTCACCACCAGCATGCGCCTGAACTCGACCCGCTTGTCTTCCCACACGTTCTTCTTCGCGAAGGCAGAGACGGATGACCAGCTCTTGATGCCGTGGCGCCGGCAGAGGGCCCGGATGGATTCATCGCCCTCGACGAACTCTCGTTCGAGCATGTGGTAGTCGTGCTTCGTAGCACTCACGGCTACCTCCTTATCCGGCGAGGAAATCCGCCGCGATCATCTCCAAGGCTCGCCATTGCTGTTCGATGTCCTCTTCATCTTGGACACGCTGCACAGCTTCGTCGATGACCTCTGCCGAAGCCCTGGGCATGCGGTAGACCCGCTCGACCCATGCTTCGGTATCTCGTTCCTTCTTGCCGTTCTGCTCGTCCCTGCGTTGTTCGAGCTCTGACCAGTCGACCTCACGTCGGTTCGCCAGTTGGTCGAGGCGTTCCTTCGTATAGGGGAGCAGCGCCTCCATGCGCACCTGTTCGCGTCGCTCCGCGAGGTCCTGCACCAGTGACGACAGCCGGTTCTCTTGGAACTGGCCTCGCGTGTCGTTGAGGATGATGGTCAGTTCCTTGGCCTCGTCCTCGGTGACATCGAGCGGGATGACGGGGAACTCCTCCATCCCTTCGGCCAGGCCGGCCGTATATCGCTGCTCACCATCGATGATCTGCCACCATCCGCCGTCGAGCCCGCCTTCCTCCCGCACGGTGATGGGGTCGACGAACCCGAACTCCCTGATGGACGCCCGCTCCTTCTCCATCATCTCCGGTGACATGACGTTCGGGTTCCACGGGTTCGGCCGCAGCATATGCGCCGGGGCCATGATGACCTCGATGGTCACTTGGAGACGTGCCCCTGATAGCGCCCGTCACTGACGGTGACGAAGGAGAGGCCGGCATACTGGGCTGCCAGCCTCTCGAAGATGTAGGCGGCGATGCCGGTGTGCGTCTGGTTGATGCCTGGCGCCATCTGGTCGAGTGGGCGTTCGTCGAGCTCGTCGCAGATGGAGCGGATGGCCGAGTCGAAGCCTCGACAGCCGCGTGGCACGCCATCATCGAGCAGGTCGTGCGTCGCTTCTGCGGTGACCGTGAAGTCATGGCCATGGAGCATGTTGCAGCGCAGCGGCTCGTTAGCCTGGTGTGTGGTGGAGAAGTGGCCGATGGCACGTACGGCGTATCGCAAGGGTCGACTAACTGCCTTCCTCGCCCGACCGTTCGGGGTGCGCACTGTTCGGTTGCTTCGCAGGATAACGCACAGGTGTGCTGTCCGCTACCGATTCGGGGTAGTACGTGCCCAGTATCTGGACCGGTGACTGCAATCTGGCGACCTGTACCGGCTCCTCCAGCTTGGAGAAGGTGGCCCTGAACTGCCGCACGGAGAGCAGGGGCAGCCTAGTCCTCTGGGGTTTCGGGGCCGGGACTGACATCTTTCCACTCGTTATCGGCGAAGCGGACATCGACGGTGAACTGGTTGAACTTGTCGGTGATGACACGACCGTCACCCTCGACGGCGATCCAGAACAGGTCGCTGCCACGCGCAAAAGCACCCACGACGATGACTTCCAACCCGTCGTGGGTGCCGTAGATGGGATTCAGGAGTTCCGTGTACATGTCACGCATGGTACACGGATGTGTCTACTTCTTGGGCTTGGGCTCCCGGTCCTTGCTGTAGTAGACGATCTCCTCTGCGGGAACGAAGACGATCTCACCGTCCGGGTCGCCGTTCTTGTTCAGTTCCTTGGCCACCAGCCATGGCTTGGACTTCGTCGGCTCGGTGACTTCGATGGACCCGCCCTGCTTGGTGATGACGATACCGACGAGCGAGCCGTCCTTGGTCTTGACGGTGATGCGGTCACGAACGGCCACTGGTCATACCCTCCTGCATCTTCATGAGTTGCATGACCTGCTTCGTCTTCTGCTCATCGGAGAGGCTGCTCTGCTCGATCATGAGCGAGAGCTCCACCGCCTTGAGCGACACGTAGATGCTGGCCATGTCATAGAGGCTCTTGTTCAGCGCCTGTAGTCCCTTGACGATGGCGGCGCCTTGGTCCCTATCCATCTGTCCCCTTCACGAATGCTTCGATGTCCTTCGGGTCATAGCGGTAGTCACCACGTTCCCCGATGCGATATGCCTTGATGCGGCCCTCCTTCGTCCATCTGTGCAGTGTGTTGATGTGGATGTTGATGACGGCTGCCGCCTCCTTGGCCTTGAGGTAACTACTCCGGTCCATCGAGGCTCATCGACTTCCAGCCCTTGCCCTTGTTCTTCGATGGGCGAAGCCCGAGCTGGTTGTCGCCTCCAGACGGGCCCTTGCCCCACTGGCTGGTGCCGGCGAGGTTGGCTCGTGCGGGTGGCTTCATATGGCCGACGGTGTCTCCACCACCCGCCATGGAGGATTGCTTCCCTGAGCCGCCAGGGCCGATCCACTCGTTCTTGCCCACGATGGGGACGTAGGTCTGGTGTTGGTCGCGGAACGCTGGTTGCAGCGGGAACCGCTTGCGCAATATAGGCATAGCCCTCCTTTCACCACCATCCTACACCTCTCTTGGGCTGGTGGACACCCCTTGACACCTTGCGCTACTGTTGTGTCATTGCAGATGCTGACGGGCTGACGCATCTCGGAGCCCCCCGGCGACGGTCTTGGGGGCTCCGAGCGACTTTGCCGAGTGGAGCAGTAGCAGCTCGCCGGGTTCATACCTCGGAGGTCGCGGGTGCAAGTCCCGCCTCGGCTACCACTCCCCTACTTGCCCTTCCCGGCCTTTCGCAGGATCTCATCACGCCTTCGTTGGGCTTCCTGAGCGTTCGCGGACGGTTCGGCCGACTTGGGGGCCCGAATCTCGACGTTTTGGACCGGATTCCGGCCTGAGACGTACTTGGCGACCCATTCACGCACCAAACCGGCCATCTGGATCCCCTCACGGCCCGTCTTCGCCTTGAACTGCTCGTGGAGCTCATCTGAGAGCTCGGTGACCATCCTCATGCGTCTTCCTTTCGTGGCTGGTGCTTCTTGGGGAAGTCCCGGTAGAACGGCAGCTT